GCGGGTACTAATGCAATGCCTAGTCACCTGAAGGATAGATTAACCCACTTTGATATTGAACCAGATACGGAGGCATTCTTAGATTATGCTTTCAAGAAGGGATTCACTCCCGAGGTTACAGGATTTCTATTACATAGACCTGAATACCTATCTATGTTTGATGCCAATGTGAATGTATCTCCCTCACCACGTTCTTGGGAAAGAGCTAATACAATTGTAGGTCTAGGTCTACCAGCAGACTTAGAGCTACCTACATTAGCAGGTCAAGTTGGCAATGCTGCCAGTGCTGACTTCCTTGGATTCATTAAGATTATGAGAGAGTTGCCAGACCCTATCAAGTCTTTAGCTGATCCACTGAATGCTACTATCCCCGAGAAGCCTCAGATCCTGTATGCTTTCTGCTCTGCTGTAGCTGCCTACGTTACTGAAGGTTCAGCTAAGAACTTCACCACCTTAATAGACCGTATAGAGAAGAAAGAATTCTCCGCTATGGCTGTCCGTACTGCTATCAAGCGTAAGCCTGAGTTGGTACGCGCTAAAGCTATTAGTGAATGGCTGTTAACTACAGGTAAAGACCTACTACTATAGGGAAACCCTATGGATACTCTAGAAAACCTAATGGAGGTGTCGAAACATTCGATGCCTTCAGAAAGTTCTATCCGCAATACCATTAAACTGCACAATCTATGGAATGAGAGAAGGGGCTATTACAGTAAGCATAACGCCAACTCAAGTAATAAATTATCCCCTGATAAATTCATAAATAAGTTTGAAGAGATATTAATTCTACACAGATTAGGTGTAAATATTACTGATATCATAGATCAACTTAAACTAAAGGAGGATTAATAAAATGTCCTATATGAAAGATCTGTTAACCGACAATGAAGAAGATCACTATGCAGACTTTATGTCAAGTATGGCAATACGTAAGCAAGTGCAAGATCATATAGCTAGATTGCCTGAGGATATGAAGCAGACTGTTAGAGATAAGCGTGATGTACTCTATAAAATGGGAGTGCCTTGGAGAGGTATTAGACTGGCTATCCTAGGAGATGCTTATGGAAGCAAGAATTAGCATAACTTTAACCCCTAGAGGTACTGTAGCTAAGAGCAAGGTAAAACGTATGCTGATCAAAGCTGTTCAGTCTAAGATGCGTTTAACTAAGCAATATGAGGATGGTCGATCTAGTTTCTGGTGGATGTCTATAATTAGACCCTGCCCTACAGGTACTAACTTCGAACACCACTACATTACCAAATGGAATGCACGTAATGATCACAACGCTATTATGAGTGGTGATGAAGATGAGTTACGTATTCAATTTACTACACCCGGTGATGCTGTTGCTCTGTTATTATATGCAGAGCAAGTAGCCTTCACTGTAACAGGTACATTGTTAGATGTATGGGGTACGCCTTATACATGGTGTAGTAATGATGGATGGTTATTACTTAAGGAGAACGATGATGGAAGCAAAACTAAAGGTAAGCCGAGCGCTTACGAAGCTAGCGTGTGAAGATCCTTTCTTCGGGTCATGTGCCCTTAGATTGGATGTAAGGCCTGAACCACGTATACCTACCGCTTGTACAGATGGTAAGTCTATACTCTGGTCACCTGACTTCATAGATAGTTGCTCCGAAGCGGAGACAGTAGGCCTCGTATGCCATGAGATACTGCATGTATTGTTTATGCATTGCACACCTCTTGGTGATAGGAACAAAACATTAGCTAATATAGCTATGGACTTTGTTATCAACGAGGTAGTACAGAATGAGTGCAACTACCAACTACCTAAAGAAGGGATAGTACCAGAGAAACGGTTCAAGAATATGACTTGGCAACAGGTCTATGCTATCATTGAGCAAGAGGAGAAGTACCGGGATATGGCTGCTGATCCTACTATTGGTGATCTATTTGACCACATCGATGAGAACGGTGATCTATCAGATGCTGAGAAGGCAGACTTAAAAGCAGACATTGAACAAATGGCTACTCAAGCTGCTGAAGAGGCTGCTAAGAAGCAAGGTACAATCCCCGGTCAACTACAGGAGCTTGTAGATAAGATACGAGCGCCCAAGGTAGATTGGAAGGAGGTCTTGGAAAATACCTTGCGCGGTAATAACCCTGATGATCAAACATGGGCTAGACCTAACCGTAAAATGTTAAGTGCTTATGACATATACATGCCTTCACCACAATATCATGGTATGGGCAATATAGTTGTAGGTCTTGATACATCTGGTTCAGTATCAAGTAGAGAGTTAGAGGCCTTCTTATCTGAGCTAAACAGTATTAGTGAGTCCACTGCCTTTGAGACTATTACTATCCTGTATAATGACTCAGGTGTTAGTAGTGCTAAGACATTCGTACCCGGTGATAATATCACTGAGTTGCATGTCACTGGTAGGGGTGGTACTTGCTTCAAGCCTGTATTCGAGTATGTAGAGAAGGAAGATCTAGAGATAGATCAGATGATTTACTTCTCTGATATGGAGGTAAGTTCTTATAATTTCCCAGATCAGGCACCATACTACCCCGTTCTATGGTGCTCAACGGGTGCTCAACAGGCACCCTTCGGTAAAGTACTTGACTTAAGAGGAATTTAACATGAGAAGCGAAAAGAGTAGACTTGATAAGAAAGATATAGATGATGCCATTGTTAGGATGGTCGGATATCGTGAAGATATTGATGCCACAATGCGCCTCTATCAAATAAAACCATTCGATATAGCACAGGTAGACCCTAGTGAGTATCGCTGGAATAGTTACAATGGAGAAATTAAATCAAGTGATCCCATACCTATCCCTGAGTCCTTGCTAAGACGTGCTTATGCTCTGATCATGTCTAGATTGGCTGATTTAAAGGATGCTAGGAGAATTGTAAGATTAATGCCTGATGGTACTGAGAAGGCTGGAGGTTTGAGTAAGTTAAAGGAGTCAGCCACCAAAGTTGCTGGTATCTTGACGCAGCATGATAACCCTAAGGTACATCTGAGTGGAGGCTTACATGATTTAGAGGTAAGCTCTTCAGGTAATCTTATGCGTTATGATCACTATAGCATAAAGATATCACCCTCATGGATGCGTAAGGTAGCTCGTAAGAACCTTAGTATTCAGGATATCGCAGGAAGAGAAGCTATGGTGCTTGATGCAGAGCAGCTACCCGACACGCCAGAAGGTTATGAGGCTTATGCAACCAAGGTAGTTACTGTACGCAGGCCTATCGCTAGGACGAATCAGGTGGAAGTAGCTGCGAAGTGGGAAGAAGAGAATATACCGGGGCAAGGAACCCTAGTTCGTCACTATGACTTTAAGCACCCTGCTTTCTTAATTTACGAAAATCGGTATGTTGTCCGTACTATGACCACTGATGGTTGGAAGTCATGTACAGGTACGACCGTCAACTGGGCTGCTTCGACCTTGAAACGTCGGATGAAAACTATCATGCTAAGGAAAATGAGCGTGTAACCATAGCCCCCTTAAAGAGAAGGGTTTAATTGGAGTAAATTATTATGAAAGATGATTATATAGACAAGTTTGATCCTACATTCCCTGACGATCATGCAGCGAGTCTTAGAGAAACTGCTATTAATCCGAGTCACTATAAAGAGATAGTGCCGGGCTTTGAGTACTTCGATATCATGGACCATGTATTGAAAGGATGGAATGGATCTCAAGCAGCTGCTTTGGCTAATGCTTATAAGTATCTGCTTAGGTTAGGTAAAAAGGATGAGGTATTACAGGACTTAGGTAAGTCATTGTGGTATCTAGAACGTCTTAAGAAGGATCTTGAGAACAATGGTAAAAGGTGATTCTACCTAGAGAATTCTCTCTAAAAGAATAGATCGTAGTAAAATTAATCAATAAGGAATATCATTATGAACGCAAAAGCAAAGAAAGCCACCCAAGTAGCAGTAGTACGTGATGTAGAGTTTCACTATCCACATCTAGCAACTGCCCATGCCCCATTCGGGTCTGATATTTGGGATGTGCAGTTACGTACTAATGATCAAGATACTGCTAAACGGTTGACTGATCTAGGTGTAGGTATTAAGAAACATGACAAGGAGGGTTACTTCTTCGGTAATGTTAAACGTCCAACAACCAACAAGGCTGGTGATGTTAACAAAGCTCCTGAAGTACTAGATGCTGCTAAGTCTAAGACAGCTATCGATCCCCGTACTATCGGTCATGGCTCTAAAGGGCATGTTAAAGTGTTCTCTTACGAGTATGACTTTAACGGTAAGCAAGGGACTGGTGTACAGCTATTGGCCATTCAAATCACTGATCTAGTGAAGTATGAGCCAAAGTCTGGTGGTGATGACTTCGGTGTTGAAGGTGATGCAGTAGAAGCTGAAGAGTTTTAACCTATGGGGGTCAGAGATGGCCCCTAATTTTAATGAGAGGAATTAATTATGTCAAGTAAAACTAAAGGAACACAACAACCTTGGGAATGTGAGCATTGCGGTAAAGTAGGTAAAAACCGTGCTAACTATCGCAGAGACCATGGCAATCGATGCCCTGTTTATCTTACTAAAAAAACTAAGATTGATCGTATCACTGGAGTTGCAGCGGGTGTAGTCGCCATTGTTATCTTGCAGGAGTTGTCTAAATGGGTGATGTAGAATTACTATCAACTAAGGTAATTGATCTAGTAAAGCTATACACCCGAGGACATTATGCTGCTAAGGATGTCGTAGATATGCTAGAGCAAGTACTTATCGAAGACGGGTACATCACCCCGGAGGAGCCTAGTTTAAATGGCTCTGAAGAAGGTCAAGATATATAGGAGTTAATATGAAGAATATAATTGTAGACATTGAAACCGATGGGTTATTAACGGAATTAACCTCGATTTGGTGTATAGCAATCAAAGAAGTAGGCGGTGGTACATTATCATTCTCGGACTATGACGATAGTCTACCTGATAATGCTGCCGCTATACCTTACATGGAAGCTGCTGATCGTATTATAGGTCACAACTTCATAAGGTTTGATGGGCCTGCCATTGCCAAGGTACTAGGTTATGATGTACCTCATGAGAAAGTCTATGACACGTTGATTATGTCTAGGCTGAATCAGTTCAATAGAATAGGTAAACATAGCATGAAGTCTTGGGGTGAGAACCTTAGTTTCCCCAAGGGTGCGTATGAAGACTGGTCTAAGTATACACCCGAAATGATGGCGTATTGTATTCAAGATGTAACGGTTAACGAAGCTATCTATGAAAGAGTAGTAAGGGAGGCTGCTATCATACTGGAGAGAACTGCTGGTAAGTACCAACAGGCTATTGATATTGAACATAGGATGTCACATTACACATCCATGCAATGTATTAATGGTTGGCAGTTCGATCAAGAAGGTAAGATTGCTCTAATGGATTTAATTCAGGAAGAGCTAACCACTATTGAAGAGACCGTAGAACCCCTACTTGGTTCAATCACAATAATGATTGATAAAGAACCCAAGACACCTAAATATAAGAAAAACGGGGAATACACTTCAGTATCTGCTAGGGTCTTGGGGGAATTTCTGGGAGTCTATGTAGATCCTTCAGATGCCCTCAAAGTACCCCCGCCAATGGAGGCTGGTACTCAATTCCAACGTAGTGTACTAACACCTGCACGTATAGGTAATCAGGATCACTTGAAAGACTACCTAGAACGTAATGGTGTTGTATGGGATGATTGGAACTTTAAAAGAGTCGATGGCTCATTTGTAAAGACCTCACCTAAACTAACCACCACTGCTCTAACTCGAATAGGGCCAATTGGTGTTATGATAGATAGATTCTTTACACTAAGGGCAAGACAGGCTGTTCTTAAAGGTTGGGAGAAAATGTATTGGGATGGACGACTACATGGTGATGTAATTGATATAGGTGCTGCAACAGGTAGGCAAACCCATATTGGTATAGCTAATATACCTTCACCTAAAGCCGCTTATGGTTCACAAATCCGTAAGCTATTCCAAGTACCTGAGGGTAAGACTATTATATCAGCAGACGGTGCAGCTTATCAAGCTCGTATCATGGCTCATTTCTCTAAGGATAAAGAGTTTATCAATGAAATAATGAGTGGTGATATACACCAGAAAAATGCTGATGCTATAGGTTGTACTCGTAACCAAGCTAAACCTTTCTTCTTTGCATGGGCCTTTGGTGCTGGTGGACGTAAGTTAGCCAGAATACTAGAGATACCTGAGGCAGCGGGTAATAAAGCTAAGAATAAGTTTCTTAACCGTTGGCCTGCCCTACGTGAGTTAACTCAGAAATCACAAGTTGCTGCACAGAGAGGATATTTAATGGGTGTTGATGGTCGAAAGATTATCGTAGAAGAGAGTTATAAGGCCTTCTGTTATCTTATTCAGGGTACAGAGGCTATTATCTTTAAACATACCATCGTAGACATCAATGAAGCATTTGAAGCTGCTGACATAGAGTTCTTACAGCTACTTGCATATCACGATGAGTGTAGTTGGGAAATAAATCCTAAAGATAAAGAGGCAGCTGAAGTTATTATCCGTCATTGCTTTGCAGAAACACCTAAGAAGTTCGGTATTACCCTCATGTGTGCGGGTGATGTTAAATGTGGAAATGATTACTTGGAGGTTCACTAATGTTAGTAGCTATAGTATTGGTATGGGCAGTATGGGTTTATGCAGTTGTGATCAATAGCACATGGGGTGATAAATAATGAAATATTATTATGATGCTGATTCATTAGTATATGTAGCTTCTTGGGGTGATAAGACACTCGAAGAAGCATTAGAAAAGTTAGATCACTCTATAGAGGCAGTCCTAGCAAGTCTATGGGCACATATAGATGATGTAGTATTTGTAGTTAAGGGTAAGGGTAACTTTAGGCATGATCTCTATGATGGTTATAAATCTCATCGTAAGTCTGAGGAAGACCCTGAAAAGAAGGCTATCATGGACGCTGTGTATGCTCGATTAGTGGGGCATTACAAGGCTATCCAATCTGACGGTGAAGAAGCTGATGATGTGGTGGCCTACCTAGCGATAGAGAATGGAGGTACAATAATTAGCCCTGATAAAGATCTACGTACTGTAGCAGTACCTATCTACAACCCTCAGAAGGATGAGCACTATCCTGCTGATGCTGATGCGGCTGATATGATGCTACATGTGCAAATGATCATGGGTGATAGTACAGACGGTATTCCGGGTATCAAAGGTGTTGGTATCAAAGGTGCTGAGAAGTTACTGTTGTTATCCCCTATGGGTAAGCGTTTGGATATAGTGAAGCAAGCCTACCGTGACCTTCATAAAGGCACAGACTATATGAGTTATTGTCAACTTATGACTGATCTTATCTATATACGTCAAAGACCTAATGAAAGGTATAACATACGTACAGGTGAGAAGGAGATTCTAAATGCCTAATTACAGTAGGGAATTATGGGAACTACATATGGATTGTTCCGTAAAACCTCTGTCAATCAATGCTGCTTATACTCTGAAGCGCAAGAAGAGTGCCAAGTATAAGAGATTTGAAGAGTTGATGGCATTGGAATTATTTGGATATGAAATACCTAGAGGGAAGGATGTTAAAGCCATGAGGTTCAAGCTTGATATCCATTGGGGCTTTGCTACGTCACTTAGTGATGTGGATAATCCTATTAAAACTCTGTTAGATGTCCTACAAAGATGGTTCGGGTTTGATGATAAGCAGATTATGCATATCGCAGCCAGCAAAACTGTAGTAGGTAAGGGGAAGGAGTTCATCAACTTTACACTAACAGAAATTCAATTCACAGAAGATAAGGGAGTACGTCATGGGAAGCGGTCAATTTCAAAAGCATAGCAGTTGTGCAAAATGTGACAGTTCAGACGCAGTGGCAGTGTACTTGGAGGATGATGGCAGGTTATCTGGGTACTGCTTTAGCTGCTCCACTAATTATTATAATTATGAAGAAGGTGAGAAGCCTAAGGAGTCTTATGTGCAAGTAGAACCAGAAGCAGTCATACCTGTCAGTGGGTTACCCTATGGTACCGCTGCTAAACGAAAGATAAGTAAGAAGATAGCCGAGATGTTTGGGGTCAGAAGTTCCTATGATTCTAATGGTCAAGTAGATATAGTCTACTACCCCTATCATAAGGATAGAGAGGAACTAGGTTCCAAGGTAAGGAACATGCCTAAGACCTTTAGGTTCCAAGGTGATATGGGTGATCAGCTCTTCGGTCAACAAAACTTCCCTGCTGGTGGTAAGCGTTTAGTTATCACTGAAGGTGAAGAAGATACCCTAGCCATAGCTGAATCCTATGAACAGAAAGGTGTGGTTTATCCTGTAGTATCATTAGCTTCTGCTAGTAATATGAAAGCACCCCTAGCTCAACGAGAGTGGCTAAGGTCATTTGATGAAATATATCTATGGATGGATGCGGATAAAGCTGGCGAGGAAGCGATCTTAAAGTTAGCTAAGATATGTGGCTATGATAAGGTTAAGATAGTTAAGGGTAAAGAGAAAGATGCCTCTGATGAGTATACTAAGCATGGGTATATGGAAGTCAATAGAGCTATCTGGAATGCTCAACCCTACAACCCCGCTGGCATAATGTCAGGTGAATCTATATGGGAAGCCTATCGTGATAAGAAGGAAATCCCCACTATACCCTATCCACCTTGTTTAGCTGTTGTACAAGATAAGCTGAAAGGTATTAGGCAGGGTGAGATCACCTTATTTACCTCAGGTACTTCTATCGGTAAGAGTAGTATCATCAAAGAGACTGTACTACACATACTAGCTACAACTGAAGAGAAAGTTGGTATGATATCGTTAGAAGAGTCGGTAGGTTACACTGCTGGTAAGTTTATTGGTATGCACCTGAAAAAAGATATGTCTATGGGGGATACTACAAGGGAGGAAGAAAGAAAAGCCTTCGATGAAGTATTTGGAGACGGGAGACTGATATTACTGGACCACCAAGGCGCTGTATCAGATGGTAGTCTAGTAGACAAGATAGAATACTTAGCACTCATGGGTTGTAAGTATCTTATTCTTGACCACTTAACTATCGCAGTAAGTGAGGGTGTAGAGAAGCTGACAGGTAATGAGGCTACTGACAAGATGATGAATGAATTGTTACGTATCTGTAATAAGCATCATGTATGGATAGGTCTGATTAGCCACCTACGTAAAACAGGGTTACAAGGGAAGTCATTTGAGGAGGGTAAGATGCCCTCATTGGATGATATTAAAGGTTCAGGTAGTGTTAAGCAAGTATCCTTTGATATCATTGGGTTCTCTAGGGACTTAACATCTGATGATCCAATCAAACGTAGTACAGTAAACTTCTCTGTACTAAAGAATCGTTTCTCAGGTGTAACAGGTAGTGCAGGGTCTGCATCTTATGATATAGATACAGGTCGTTTAACCAGTGTAGATGTAATAACGGAGGATTTCTAATGGATGAATTAACGAATGAACCACTACGTTATGAGAGTAACGTGGTAGATGATGCGGGACTGCTGCTATCCCCATTGGATAACTTGTTATACGAAATGAGTTATATGAAGACATCTGCATTCAACCAGAAAGATGGAAGGAATATGAATGAAGAAGAGGTAATAGATAGGATAATAGACAGTAAAATTCCCAAAAGGGATGTATTAGATGCTATAATGTTACGACCTGAACTGAAGAAAACTTACGGGGAAGGTAGTAGTACCCACGAACACTTAACTTCACTCTAACGGAGCAGCCTAGCGATGAACTTAATCGAACAAATAGCTGAGTATCTGATTGAACGTGTAGAAAAGGCTAACATCAATAGCCCTAGAGGTAATACTGGTTGCATAGTATTAGCCTTTCACCCTGACTACAAACTTAAATTACCCACTATGGTATACCTAGCATCTGAGAAGATCCAGTTAAAATTCTCTCGTGATGCTAATGGTGACATAGCGGGTATGGCTAAGTTAACGTCTGTATCTGTAGCAATAGGGGAATCCCTGAGTGCTTACATGGGGGGTGAACCACTACCTAAGGATAAGGCCATACGTCTTGGTGACTTATTTATAGAGGCATTTAAAGCTAAAGATTGTATAACTACATTCCGTGAAGAAGGATTTTCTGATAGAGCGATAACAGCACCCTACGTGGTCACTCCAGGCCCTCTGTGGGGCTTTATTAGTGATGTACCCATAGCTATAGTTGGATCATTGCTACCTAACACTGTTCTACATAAGCCAGAGAGCATTACTGAGCTAAATACATTAAGCTATCCTGCAATTAAGCGTTGGGGTATGCAGGATGAAAGGGAATTCCCTCAGTATATCGATGCACCTTGGCTACGATCACTAAACTCTCTTAATAAAATGAAATGGGCTATCAACGAAAGTGTTTATGAGGCTATGATAGCTAATACTGATTACTTCTTACATGAAGAAACAGCTTTACCCGAGGCTGGTTCTATGTTAGCTGTACGTAAGGCTTACAATAACCTGAAGAAGAATGAGACTTTGGAAACTAAAGAGGTATATGCAGTAGAGGTAGATCTCTGGAACAAGAAGAAGAAAGTATTAAAAGCTCGTAGTAAAAACTATGAGTTCCAAATCATTAAAGAAAAGGCTAGCACCCTTAAAGGATATGGTAAACCTTTCTTTCAGTTAGTGGATACTGACTATAGAGGAAGATACTATATTCGGGAGCAGTTCCTTAACTATCAAGGAGGTGACCTAGCTAGAGGTCTGCTACAATTCGGAGAAGGAAAGCCCCTGACCCCTAAGGGAATTACATGGTTAGCCATACACACGGCTAATAGCTTCAATGAATCGTATGCAGTGGGATCTATCCCTTCTTGGTGTGAGTATGATTACAAAGCACTGCTAGAATCGGAAGGGTTAGAGACCATCTCTGTAGACAAGATGAACCTTAATGATAGAGTTAGGTGGTTAGAAAATAACTATGATATGGTTCTAACTACTGCCCTTAATGGTAAATTTATTAAGTGTGAGAAACCTATAGTCTTTTATGCATGTGCCTGTGAGTGGTTGGCATGGAACTCATGTGAAGAGGGTGAAGAAGTTATCTCATACCTACCCATACCTATTGATGGTATGTGTAATGGTATACAACATAGTGCTGCTATGAGCAAAGATGCTACAACAGGAGCTATGGTAGGGCTTACTAAGACAGATGTACCATGTGATCTGTATATTAAGGTGGCTAAGGAATTAGTGGATAACCTCCCTGATTGGTTTAACCCCCGTAAGATACCTATGAAACACATTAGAAAGGGTATTACTAAACGTGCTACTATGGTACGTCAGTATGCAGCCGGAACATCACGTATAGCGGATAACATGTATGAAGATTGTTATACCGAGGGTTTCACTAGTAAATACGATATTGATATGTTTGATTGCACTCTACTTAGTAGGTCTGTTATACAAGCTATCAATAAGGTATGCCCTAGCGCAGACACTATTAAAGATTTCCTACAACAGCTCGCGTCTTATGAATTGGGTGAAACAGGTTATCTACACAAGTTAACTGGTGAATCTGTAACTAAGCATGATCGTAGTAAGATTATAGCTGCTAAGAAAGTTATCCAACGTAAGAAGTTAAAGACTAACGAGGATATACTGGAGCTAGATAGATTAAGCCAACAGTTCAATATGATCTCTAGTTATATTGCTAAGGGTAATGGAGCCAGGGAATTATCTTGGACCTCCCCTTCAGGATTTCCTGTGAAATACAGGTCATATCTTATGAAGGAATGGAAGATTGATTCAGTATTAAAGGGCATTAGTAGCCGTAATAGATTGAAGCATGTACTAGCTGTAGAGACCACAATCCCTGATAAGCAAGGGTATGCATCGGGTATAGCCCCTAATTATATCCACTCACAAGATGCTGCTCATATGTCACTAGTCATGGATAAGTTTGATGGACAGATAGCACCTGTACATGACTCATTTGCTACTCATGCATGTGATGTGGAAGAACTATCCGGTCTAATCAAAGAAGTATTCGTAGATATGTATGGCCCTAGAGGTCAGTTCGAACATATCAGAGACAACGTCCTATCTAAGTCAGATATGGGTAATATTAAACTACCTGAAGAGGGTACATTAGATGTAGCAGAAGTCCTAGACTCGGATTACTTCTTCTGTTAAGGAGGTGTTATGATCAAGCAAAATTATAATCATCTGTACCTTCGTGGGTTCACGAATATAGATGACGAGACCTACTGTACTAAGGAGGGGCTACCCCCTGAATTAATGTATAGTAGGGATATCAATAATGTGTATATTTCTACACATGAGAACCCCATTAAAGCCCTGAAGCATATCCAACTGTTGCTTGCAGACCAAGGTTTACTTAATAGTTGGAGGATGGAGAATACAAATGTTTAACGGTGAACCAATAGAGAAAGGTAAGAGTTATAATATCTTCAGTAAAGATATCGATGACTCTGAAATGGTACGTCAATATAAATTAAACCCCGAATTAGCTTACACACCACAAATCAACTCGGCTATAGTAGAATCCCAGCATAAGATGACACTTAATGAGTTACGTAATCAAGGTGTACCTGATGCTGAAGCTATGAAGATAGCTAACTCTGCAAGGAGTGATGCACATCAACGAGTGTCTAGAAGTATTAAGGAACGTAAGTCACGAGAATAGTAAATAAAAAAACCCCCTCAGAGATACATAACGTATCCCTGTGGGGGTATTTTTTTTTAACTTATATTAAGTCAAATGGGCTATTGTTCCTTTAATTTTTATTTCCTTCTTCTCTCTCTCAGAAACTTCTGCCATAGAATCTAATTCAACCTCCATTCTCCTATGCCAGCGATTAACTAAGCTAATGTAGTCTACAGATTTTATAAACATATTGGCCCGTTCCCTTGCATTGGTGACCATGGGCTGCTCGTCTGATATAACCCCAAACTCTAAGAATTGTTCGTTAATTATAGGTGGGATATAACCCATACTCTTAGCAGTATTAACCTCTAGCTTAAGGGGGGTTATGGTTTTCCTAGAATCATATTTAGACATTGCCCTATTCCAAGAGGCTTGATTAGGGTAATCAACACGTTTAGGTTTATTGATCTCATAGTCATCTAGGTACTGTGTTAAGACAGCATGACGCTCAACACCCCTTACATTACCATCAGGGCTTTCTATAACACTGATATTCACATGACCAGATTTAGCGACATCCCTCTGGGTCTTTGCAAGGCCTTTAGCTGCTGCCTTCTGAATAGATCGATATATATTAAACTTCTGGGCAAGAGGTATTGACTCGTTATTATAAACGTGAGAGTATCTTAGATAACCTGCTGCGTTAGGTATGATTGCATCATAAATAATCTTGGCAGGATATGGGTTATTCCTAGGCCTGTCCTTATTAACCACGTTGACTGTGTGGTTCATAATCGCATTATCTAACTGATGAATAACTAGAACACCCAAAGAGTCAGTAAGGCGTTTACCCGGGCCAGTTCTAAAGTTGTTACCCTCTGCTGGTTTACTTGAATCATAATGACGACCTTGCTTAGGTCCACCTGTTGTAGTTGAATTACTTGTTACTAAGTATTCAATTTTCTCACCATCTCTGTCGAAGATATCTAATATGTCAAGCTCTAATTGTTTAAGATCTGCATTAGGGTCTTGGCCTGCTATCTCTTTCATGCTTGCCACAACACTCTCTACAGATAAATTTATATTACCCATAGGCCCTTCTATGATTAAGTCAGAATCAGTTACAGCTAAGAATCTACCTACCTTCTTCATTATCTGTGCATAGGATGCATCAAATTGAGGACTACTTAACATCTTCTCAATGATACCCTTGACTGCTACAGATCTATCCGCAGGGGATATACCACTTAATATAGGTGAATTATTTATTTCATCACTAAACCAACCGAGCAATTCATTAGATAAGTCTCCAAACATACTGGCGGGTTTGCCATAGAAGAACTGCATGATAGGTTGCTTTAATAGGAACTCCCGGGCAATACCAGACTTTTCACCTGTTAGGGCATTGGATATAAACCCATCCCAAGCAGCAGTAACTTCAGGGTCTGTAGTATCCTTTAGGTTGACATTACCTTCCAGTAGAATTTCCTTTGCAACATCACGTAGGTCACCTCCCGTGACATTTGTTTCAAAACCTAGGCTATTCAATATCTTTTGGGATTTCTCACTAGGTGCAATCAGTGCCTGTAGAAATGCACCTGATTGGGTAGCGTCTAATTCCACTTCAAACTCTAATTCAAAGTTAGAAGGGCCTTGACCGTTCATAGCGTCCATGTACTTAAGGGCATCAGCTCTTATAGACATTTTAGCACGAGTCTCACCACGAACATTAGCAAACTCTTTTAATGCACTCATGTCTGGTATGGTGAAATCACCCCAAGCATCGACTGCCTTATCCGCACGTTCACTAACTCTTTCTAGTGGGTCAAATTCAATTACAGGTAAGTCTTCTATGAAGTTACTTGTACCACTTAATTGAGTCTTTAAAGCTCTACCTTGAACTGCGAAATGCTGAATAAGAGTAGTAGGTGATGCACTGTTTATCTTTACATAAGTCTCATATAAAGCCTTATTAGATACGTTAGATAAAGATTTTAAGCCAGCCTCTTGTACAAAAGCCATAGCATCACTTTGGGACTGGGTAATACTCTCTGCACCGGATAGGCCTGCTTTCTTAAAACCTTCACTGGCATCGTGTAATAAATTCTTTACAAGAACAACACGGAAGGAGATCTCAGCTTCAGTAGCAGCATCTAGACTATTTAAGGCTTTATCAAAGGCAGTAGGGTTACCTTCATGTTGGAACAAGGATTTAGCTTTACTGTTAATACTCTCATTTTTTGAGAGGAAGCTACTCTTAGTGACGTTTATACGTGGGTTAATCTTAGCACCCTGCGTCTGACGTGCAACCACCTTGTCTAAGGTATAGTTACCGTTGTGGGAAGCGTTAGCTATACGCCCGTTAATATCACTACTACTGAATGCATAGTAGAAGGCTCTATTGGCTTCGGCGTAGCCTTCTTCACCGCTCTTAGACTTCTTGATGAGCATCAACTGTTTGTTTAGATTGTTAAGTATCTCATCTTGGCGGGTGGCAGTAATCCTATTTACAGCTATAGCTATACTTTTCTTTTGCTCTAATGTGTCACTAATAGAATTGAAAAGTTTAGTGTTGTAAGATGCCTCAGCTGTAGCACTATCTAGTTTGAACATCTTTGCGAATTCACTAGTACTATAGGTTAACGCTTCTTTAGGGTCACCTGTTGTATTTGGGTCAGTGAATTTTAGATTAGTAATTACATCTATAATCTGAACCATGATAGCAGTAGACACCATTTTATCCATACCATAAGCCATATGGCCCATAGTATCCTTTGCCAACTCTACAGTTGCCTGCTCAATTATATTGTTACCTTGAGTCTTTCTTGATTTCTTTAAAGCTCTACCCTTCTGAATAGCGTCACCACCTGTTGTTGGGCTATCAGACACTGGGTTTTGTAATTCTGCACCAATAAGATGATCACTCTGTGTACCTAACTTAGTACCTGTATGATTACCATTGGGTATATAGAACTTCTTGCCACCTATTTTGGTGGTTTTAATTTGACCACTATCTAAACTATACTCTAATAGCTTGGTGCCTAGAAGTTGGTAGTCCCTTGGCGTAAGGTTTGAGGTTACCTTAGCCCTCCTAGCTAAGTCCTTAAACCTACGTTGCGCTGCCATGACGTAGCCTTTCTCAGTAACACCTAACTGTGCAGGATGATCTACTGCATCTGCTGTGTAGCTAGCACCTTCAGCCTCAAAGATAGACCCGATATCCGATACATTCTTACCTGCTACATATGATGATTGGGCATTCAGTATACCTGCATTAGCTAAACTGGCTAGACTAGCGAATTGACCTAAGTCAGCTACACCTGTGTTATCCAATATCCTTTTAAATTCTACATCATTTTCATAATGAGGTATCACCCAGTCCTCGAAGTGTTCTAATCTATCAAACACCTCTTGGCCGTCTCGTTCACTGTGCTGGTAAGCAGATTTATACTTGCTTGTGTCTTTAAATTGATTCACATCTAAAATAGCATCAGGAGAAGGTAGTGCTAACTTATCAGCATCCTTTGTGAAATCCTCTTCTGTTACACTGGTAAACACAGGCTGTCCAGTATCTGGATCCATGTGAGAGAATCTGTCTCGATCCCCCTTCTGGTAGCTTTCAAAGCTTTGATCGTTTACCCTCTTGTTCATATCATCAAGGGTTAACCCACGTTCAGCAACAGTATTACCAACACTCTGTGTATAAGCATTTAGCTCTGGTACACCCTCTGTCCTTGCAGGTGTAGGGGCTATGGAGGGTACGGGGGTTAGGTTATCGGTCACTTGAGAAGGGGCAATGGTAGGTACAATTCCGTTGGCCTCTAACTGGCTTTGAATTTGGCTTTTACCTGATTGTGCCTGCTCAATAATAGCCTGCCTTTTGATTGCCTGCTCATCTAACCTGCTACCTGCGTCTTGACTCTTTACATTAATATTTAAAGCCATAATTAAAGTTCCTTCCCATGTATTCTATCTAATATATTATCTCTGGCTTGATTCACTGAACCAAAAACAGGCACAAGCTTCAAGGCACTCTTTGTAGCCTTCCTATTATCACCAAAACCTAACTCATATACACTATTTGCTACGTCTTTCACAGTACCATAAGCAGCTGCTTCACCTAATACACCTTCAGCAGTACGTGATAATGAGGCACCGATGGAGTTACCACTTGTTGGCAGTAAGGATGAGCTACCATATAGAGGGTCTATACCTGTCCATAGTCGCTCACCAGTACCTAACAATCCAGTAGAGAACATTACTCTACGGAACTTATCCCAGTCATCTAAGTAAGGTGTGGTCTCTCCGTATTTGATTTCATCCCTTAGCATTGTACCAAGCATTGCTGCCATGGTCATGGTTAGGGCTACTGTAACTGCGTTGGAGGCTGCACCTGGTGCTCCATTTGTAATCTTACCATATAATTTAGGTAATATCTTAGATTGAAAATGTGCTATGAAGCCTTGAAATTGGTTGAAGAAAGCTAACTTCTGATGCTTATAACCTTTAGGGACTCGCCCGGGTAGAGGGTTAACAATAGCTTGGTCCACAAAGTTTAATGTACCAATATCTAGGTTGTCTCTAAATTGTTTCTCTTCAGCCTCACTTTCAAACGATCCAGTGCCCTTCGAGTCTACATCACCGCCCTTAGCCCATCTAGTGTGTAGTCTAGTCATGAACTCAACATTAACACCTAATTCACGAAGCTCTGTATAGGCTTCCCTTCCCATCTTAGTTGTTGCAGTAGGATCTAGTGCTAGGATAGATGCATAGTGATTTATAACATCCGCTGCCATACCAGCCCTTATACCTCTTGTGTAATCAGTAATATTAGTTAGGCCTACCGCTTTAGCATAGTGTTCAGCAATCTTCTGTTGCCATTTACCAACTTCAATACCGTACTGCTTAACAGCACTACCCTCACTACCACCATAACCTAGCTTAGTCAACTGTTCACGGATAGAGCCACCTTTCTCACGATCAGACTTGCTAAATACTTTCCTAGGTATTGGAGAGCCGGGAGCGGCTGATGCCATGTGGTTTAAGTATTCAGCAAGATTCTTAGCCCCCTCTTTAGCATGGTCACGCATGTATCTGAATGCGATATCCTGTGGCACTCCTAGTTGTGTTAAGGGTACCTCTGGGAATGAGGCAATAGCAGAGAAACCCATACCTCTTAGGAAGGTGAGTAGGATTAGGTTATCCTGAACAGACTTAATCCAAGGGCTTTCCCATTTACCGTAATCACCATTAGCTATCTCTAAGTAATCCTGTATATCTGCTGCAAGCTCATCAGCTTCGGCCTCGGTTATTTCCTTAGTATCTACCATAGCCTTAAAAACTTTATTCAACTTAGACTGACCTTGGCCTAGATACTTCTCATCACTCACACGTTTAGCTATACTGCCGAATCCTGCGCGATAGGCACCTAGTATGTCATTAGTCATATAGTCACGTAGCCTACCATCGGCTATTTCTTTACTATAATTGTTATTAAAAGCCTCTGCTGCCTCTGAGGAATTGGCTGATAACAGACTATCTAACGTAGCTTTAGCATGGGTAGGACTCATGCCCATCCCTTCTAATTGCGTTAAGAAGCCATCTCTATCATTTTGGATTCTACGCTGATCCAACTGTCGTAGGTTCAGTATTTCTAATCCACCATCCTTTAGCTTTGTTGCTTCTTCATTTAGACCTAACTCAAAAAGCTTCTCTTTTAAATTAGCTTGGCTCTCCCTATAACCCTCTATGATAGCATTCACTTCAACTGCCTTAGGTCCAGTATATCTGACACCGTTATCAATGTCTTCCATGGCTCGTCTTATGAGAGTATTAGCATTACGTACATTAGTGCCTAACTTCTGTGCTACGTATGAAGGGTCAGGTAATATAGAAGTCAAATCACCCCTTAACAATTGTGTGTACTGTTGATGGGAAGGCCCTGAGTTAATATTCAACTCACCTAATACACTACCTAATCTTGATAGTAGTATTCTTCTGTCACCATTCTCTTTATAGAAGCCTATCTTATTTATCATATTTACTAGGTGTGGAACGAAGGCACCACTAGGTCTCTTGGCGAATGCCTTGGCGAGTCTACTCGCGGTACTAGTTTCTGATCTTTTGGCTCGACCACTAAGTACCCTGTTGTTGAAGTATTCTTCGTCGGCTTCTTTTAGACTATCAATATCAGCCAAGTTATCATCATTAGATCTGTCGATCTTACCTGAACCTAAGGCCTCTGCCTGATCATCCCTCGCCATTTCATCGAGTTGACTCTCTGCTTTGGTCGAGTTTTCTAATTGAGCTAGGATAGTCCTTCTATCAGAGTATTGTTTAGCAACACTGGGCATTGCAAATGTAGAACCAAATACACCACCAATGACTGCGGATGTAATCAATGCCTCTTTGAATGTGGCAGGATCTAGCTCTGCACTGTTACCTGTAACTGCTGCGACCTCTTCGATTGCAGTCTGTATTGTCTCAGTAGCAGCCTCTCGGGTAGTGGCACGAGCTATTTGACGCACAGTATCTTTAACTAACTTCAGGTCACGTAATTGCTTAGATGCTTGTTTACCGAACTGATCTGCCATTAACAATAATTGAGCACGAGATGCTAGTACTACCTTCTTTCTAGCTTGCTCTATGGTAAACGTATTACCCTCTTTTTTAACTAATGCTTGAGCAACTTCTTCTTGTATACTCTTAAATAGATCTTTCATAGAGCCACTTTTGACTGCTGCTGCATTTGTCACAGCCTTAGGCATACCTGTGAAACCAAATCTATCCAATAGACCTACTGCAAAACCACCTGCTACGGCGATAGATGCACTCTTCTCACCCTCAGGCATAGAATTCCATATACCACCTGTGGTTAGGATAGCAGAAGGTAATGAACCTACTACCATAGAACCTGCAGTACCTAGAGTAGCTGCCCCACCTAGCCCACCTGTGACTACACTACCTGCAACCACTGCACCCATAAAGGGTAATGACATAGCTACATTGTTTGTCACCCAGCGGAAGGCATCACCAGTATCTTTTATCTGGTTATAGCTTGTTAATGTTTCAGGTAATAGGGCTGCATCTTGTTTACTACGGGATATACCTGCCTCCCCTTCTTCTTCTAACCACTCCCAACCTGTTTTTTGGCCTACCATGTCGGCAATACCATACATGGCTTCTGCCGTATTCTCTAGACCTAGCTCCAATGATGTAGTGAATTGACTATAAGATTGATTATCTATAGATCTGCCTCGTTGGCGATTCTCTACACTTATAAAAGGGTTTGAGTTATTCTTGGCTTCATATAGTGCATTCTGTATACGTTGCTTCTTCGCAGGGTCAGTCTCTACTTTATAAGCCTCTGATAGAGCTGCTAATTCCTCATGACTAAACATCCTCTTTGCTAATGCAAACTGTTCTTCGTTGACAGCATTCTTAGCCCATATAGGCGCTACATCAGCATCCTTAATGGCAGCATTGATAATACCCCTAGACCTATCTGCAACAGAAGCAGGTGACATAACTTCACCTAGGCTATCCACAAACCTATTCAGCATACGATTGGTTAGAACCTCTTGAGAAGTGTTTCGATTTGCACCTACTAACCTCTCCTCTATACCAAAATCTGACAAGTTCTGACCCTGCTCATTAACCAAATCTATAACTCCACGGTCATAGCTGTCAGAACCTTTATGCTTTATGCGACTAAAACCGTAATGATTAGCAAGTATAGCTCCCTGCTCAGTCAGCTCGCTAGAACCTACCTCGCCCATAGATAATATACCTAAGAAATCACCAGCTACTTCTCCCGCATTGATGTCACTTAACCTGTACTTCTGGCCCCTAACATCTTTCATCGTATCAAAGTCAATAAAGCTGGCTTCTCTCTCGTTACTACCGTCCTCATCAGTCACATTAATAGTATTGGAGGTTACATCTATATCATCTAAACCCATTACTCACCTCATTTATTGCTTAGTTTGTTTGAGTAATTCGTCCACATATGTAACGAACCCAGAGCTACCGTCTCTTGATTTATTATCAAACTTAGCTCGTGCATCTGGCCCCATCGATTTCCACTTATTGATTATGCCAGCATTAACCGCAGATGAGGTAACTTTAGGGTTCTTACTCTTGTAGTAACTAAGAGCTGCACCTAGCCCAGTCATAAGGGTATTGTTAGCAGCTACATCTATATCATTACCATCACTATCTTTAAAGGCCCCAGCACCCCAAGCTGTATTAGACATCTGGCCCTTGATAAGTAGATTATCAAAGAAGCTTTCAGGTGTAACTTGTACATCACCACTTCTGTTAGCCGCAATGGCTGAGGTGACTGCACTTTCATACGCTGCTATTGTAGTTGCGTCAGATAGGCTAATATCAGCACCTTCTCTTTGCCACTGCTCTACCTTAATCCTAAACTTATTGTAGCTATTATTAGCTGTGTCGCCTAGTAATACAGGACCATCTTTACCTTCCTTAGCTATTATACCACTTGCTATATCCTTATAGTGAGAGGCAAGCGATGTGGGTGAATGCCTTTCTTGATACTTTTCAGCATTAGGTAATAGTTCCTGTGTTACTGCATCTACATAACCACCTTTAGCTGCACTCCAATAACCATTAACAGGCGTGTCTTTATTGCTAACCTTAAGTTGTACAGGTTTCATTTTACCTGCGGCAGATGCAAGGGTGGCGTTGTTCTTCAAGGTAGCTTGTTGCTCATTAAGAATCTGCGTACCAGCCCATTTAAATGAGCCACCGAAAGAACCACCAGTCATAAGGCCACCAATGGTGTACAGTGTCATACGTTTCAACTCAGATGCACTTAAGATGTCACCAAATAGACTAGAGGCTTTATCGAAAATACTGAGATTGGTAGGGGGGTCACCTATATCCTTCCCGTTAGCATCAGTAGCGTCACCAGTGACGATATCAAACTTAGTACCATCATCCAACCCTGTGTCTGTGCTATCGTCTTCTTGCCCTGTGACTGGGGGTACTACTCCATCCCCTCGTACGGTATCATCCCAATCAGGGACCAATCCGTCCAAACTCCAATCTGATTTAGATTCCTCCCCAGTATAACCTGCGGATATATCTTCAATAGAATTATCGGCCACGTTGTAGAGAGTTTCACCTGTATTTGCTATGGCTTCGATACCCGTACCTACTGCTCCTGCTACCGATTTAGCAGCTGCACCTATACCTGTAAGAGGGTTGACAGATTCCATGGTAGGGCGAATATATGAATCTCTGTCAGGTAGAGGTCTTCCAAAGATACCTGTATTTTTTTCGTCTTTATCTAAAGCTCCCATCAGCTGTCTCCCCACATTTCATGTTGATAATCTTTAGTCCACATATAACCATTACCTGATTTTACAGGGCTACCATCGGTAGTTTTCACAACCTTATAACCCTGTCGCTGCGGTAGAGTTTTTCCACTTACCTTAGGTTTGTCAGGGTATCCACCCTTGTCATGGCCGCCATTCTGTGGTATATCCTTAGGTGTGGGTTTGGCTTCAGGCTTAGGCCCTAAAGGTGGTGTAACAACTACTGTTTCTATCGGGGGTTGATTATTTAGCACTGTACTTGCTAGCACATCAGAAGTCTTGATAGGTGTGCTGAAATGTGGTGGTTTCCAATTAGCTCCAGGCATCGGTACACCCTGCCTAGTGTTGTCACGTACTGCTACTTGACGGTTAACCCGCGGGCCAACCTGCTGCATATTACGCGGTACTATTTGTTGACCTGTAGCTTGGGTATTCACGGGGGCTATATTTGGATTCTGCCTAGCACTAGATCTACTGCCAGCTGCACCCCTAGAGGCGGCTGCTATTTGAGAAGGACCAGGTACTGTTGGTGCTTTGAAATCCTTAAGGACTTGTTGGCCTGCATTCCAAGCCGTCTGCATAAGCCTAGGTGTTTTTAAGAATGGTACTACTGTAACATCCCTTAACCCTTCATCCTCAGGCCCTGTGTATTCAGGGTAGTTATAACCTTCTTCACCGAATGATGGCCCTGAGATGTCCTGTTTAGCTCGTGCTAAAGTCTCACCACTCTCATCATTAAAGAACCCTTCCCATATATCATCACCCCACTGGAACATACGATCTAATATAGAAGGAGTTCCGGCAAGCGTCTGTGGGGTCACCCTGTTATCACCATTAGCATTTGCAGCCAACATAGCTCTGTAAGCAAACTCTGGGTTAATACCGGGTTCCTCTAGATATTCAGGTGTTCCAAATTTTGCCGTACCGTCCTTCATGGTATGGGTTTCACCCAAGCGACCTAGGTCATTTTCAATATCAGCTATTCTCTTCGCTCTAATATCCCTATCAATCACATCCTCTTCATCAGGACTCATAGAAGGTACGACTGTGCTGTTGGCCTTTAAATACCTCTGCCGATTACGTTTTGCAATTTGTTTATTGATCTCTTCATTAAGTAGTTCGGACTGGCGCATAGCCTCAGCCATTTCAGCTCTTTCCCTTTCAGCTGCCTCTCTAATAGCCTGCATACGTTGCGCTTTAGTAGTTGCTGCCATGATTATTCTCCACTCATACTACGTGCATACATAGCACTTTCGGATTTCTGTTTCATAGATACATTATGTGCATCGTTTTTACGGCGTTGGTCAGCTTGGAATGCAGCATCTTTACGGGATTCTTCAGCTTGGAACTTCTGTTGTTCACGTTGACCCTTAGCTGATAATGGAGATTGTACACCCGTTGTACCACTATATAGACCCTGAGGTACACCCATACCTTCCTCCATAGGTGCCATAGGTGCGCCTTGAGCTTCCATAGGAGCTTGTTGTGGAGCTTCTATAACACCTTCTTGGCCACCCTGTGTCTGCCCTATGCGCTCTTGTAATTGTTGCACTATCTGTTCAGGTGGAACACCTTGTGCTAACATGTCTTCAATCATAGCAATAAGCTGGGGATCCATAGGTAGCCCTAGGGATTGCAATATCTGTGCAGCCATACCTTGATCTTGTTGACCTTCATTAACCATGCCCTGAATAGCTTCCTGATTAGCAGGATCTTGTGCAGCTGATGCAGGGATTACGGCTTCACCGGGAGATAACATTGCAGGCACTGTGTCTTGACCTGTACGTTGACCTTCAACTCCAACGGTACCATTATACAACCCCATAGTTTTCATAGCCAATGCCTTCCCTATGTCCATGAGAGGGTCTGGCGTACTAAACATCTGACCACCACCTTGAAGAGCCATAGGTTGTATTTGAAGTGCTTGTAGCGGGTTCATACCTAAATATTTACTACCCTGTTCATTTTCCATTAACCTTCTCCTGATGTAGCAGCTGTGGCCATACTACCACCTGCTTGTTGACCGAATACACCAGAGTTCCACTGACGCCCACCATTACGGCTGTTGCCATAACTAATTGGTACACCAGTTAAACTAGGGCTAGAAATGCCACCTGCATTAGGTGCAGTTACAACACTTGCGAATACAGAGTCAGGTACAGCACGGAAATAATTATCAGCGTAGGTGTTAGTGCTAATATTATTATTATTATTACCAAGATCACCTAAGGTGCCATGAACACGAGGTGGAGATACAGTAGCAGCTACACTACCGCTATTCTCATTATTACCACCAGTTGAACCAACACCTTGACTATGTTGCCATCCCCACATGTCATCAGTCATTAATGAAGGGTCTGCCATTAGCTCTTCTTGTGAAGGGGTCTCAGGACTTAGGTCTGAACCTATTATTGCATCCCATATTGAGGGTTGGTTCTCATATACAGCACTACTCGCACCAGTAGATATGTCTGTAACAGGTACACCATTAACTACGCTCTCTATACGGCTCGTCTCATTATCTAAATTAGCACCACCACGTCCAGCCTCACCATAACTGTTAGTACGGTAGTCACCTAGTGGGGCTACAACTACAGGTGCAGAGTAAACACTAGATGGTGTTGGTTCTTCCTTTCTTTCCCATGGATAACCCATAACTATTTACCTCCAGTGCCAGTTGCATTAGGTGAGGATGGTACACCTTGTAAAGTGCCTAACCATCGTTGAAAGCCCTGATAAGGTGCATCAGCTTCTCGTTGATTCTGTTCCTGAATACCTGCACCCACACCAGATAATGTATCACCCGGCTTACTATACTGATTCTGTATATCTGAACCAGAACTAATGACACTACCAGCAGAAGATAATGCTTGGCTACGCCTAGTATTGTAGTCGTTATAGTCAATATCAGCTAAACTGGAAGCTAGTTCAGCATCACGTTGAGACTTAACCAATTCAGCACGGCGACCACCTACTAAGCCTCCAGATGCCATAGCCCCTGCAGTATCACCGAAGGCCTGTTGACTCTTACGTATTGCTGCATCTTTAATAGCTTGTGTGTTAGTGTTGTCATAATCAACAACATTACCACCTTGGGCTGCATTAAGTAGTACATCGCGACCCATAGCCGACTTCTCAGCAGTATCAGTCTGGCCTAGCACACCACCCTTAGTGAGTGCCATACCTTCTTTCTGTTCGTCAGTTAGACCTTCAACATGACTAAATGCATCAGCACTATATAGGTCTTCACCTTCTTTTAATGTGTTCTCTAGGTATGGTTGTAACCATTCTGGTATTGTTTCAATTGATGTTGGTGAACTTCCGCCCATGTTAAATCCCCTTGTCTGTTATTAATTCCATAGCCATAACGGTATGGATTACCTTATATTTTTCACCATGTTGACCTTCTAGTTGTTCTAATCTCTTAGTCCAACCAGTACGCCCCCATTGTGTAATTCTTTTACAGTCATTAAACTTGGCAAAGTTTTCTAACTCAGGATGGAAGTGTTGCCATGATCTCATAGCTTTACCAGCAATCCCTATAATATGTAATGCCTTGAAGGTAGGGTACGTGTCTATCTTAGTTATACATAAACAGATGAGCTTACCTTCCTCTCTCACAGTCCAACATTGATAGCGCATACTAATACATTTCTGTGCGATATCGAATACTGTGGATTCACCTTCACCTTTATCTAAGAATGAGGCTACTAAGGGGGCTATCTCAGGCCACTGGGCCAGCACTTCCTCAGGTAGTAATAGTTGTCCTTGCATTATAAAGGTGCCTATGTTGTCTGTATTTATTTTAAAGAGTTGGCCAAACAGGGTCTGCCGTTAGGACATAATCTTCTGTCATGTCTCGCAACGCTTGTCTGTATGTTGCCCACTCTGTGTCGTTAGACAGCACCACATCTCGACACTGAGTCCAATCGGACTCGACCAAGAGTTTGTCCCGCTGTAAACGAATCTCTTCAAGAGAAACCTCTACGGCCTCTACTAAAGGTTTCACGCACACACCTTCAACGGTGTAAGTGTCTCCTGGACCAGCATCTATTGGTGCTATGTACCAAGTTTTGCCTACGTACGCTAAAGGAGTAACGCTTGATTTAACGACGTTCTCTACTAATCTGGTAGTATCGTCTACTAGGATATATCTAGCCATAATTGTCTCCTTATATCTTTACGAATCTGCCGAAGAATACTCCGTCACCGCCGTCAGCTCCGTCACCTGCGAGCCGCTGGAGTCTGTATGCCGCAGCGCCTCCAGCACCTCCAGACCCAAATCCGCCATCTACTCCTGATCGAGCTTCTACGGTAGAGGTTTGCGATAAGGAGAATCTCTGTCCTGTGACAGGTGTTAATACCAGTCCTTCGAAACCTCCGCCAGATGCTATGCCTCCAGCTCCAGCTGATCCAACCTGCGCGTTGTTAGTGTTTGTTTGTGCACTGTTACTGCCACCACCGCCACTTGTTCCAGCAACACCGCCGAAGGTGTTTGTCGTAGCAGCTCCTACGTTTACAGCACCCCCAGTACCAGCAGAACCTGAGCTAAGGTTGTAACCGCCAGAAGCTGGAGCAGTGCCACCACCACCACCTAAGGACAGTAGTACGTTACCGGATCCTGATTGGTTGGTTGCTGTAGTAGCTCCCCCAGCGTTACTTGCTGCGTGGTTCAACTGTGGATTTTGGCTCACACTCTGTCTATTTCCCGACGACCCAGTGCCGCCTGCACCTACTGCTATTCTTATAGTCTCTCCAGAGGTAACAGCAAGAAGTACTCCGGTGATACCACCACCACCACCGCCACCGCTTCCAGAGAATCCGTGATCTTGGTTTTGTGCGCCATTGGCAGTACCACTACCACCGCCGCCTCCGCCACCAGCACCACAGGCAGTTACTTGCATATGCGTTGCACCGTCTGGCACAGGTACGTCTACAGTTCCTGACAAGACTTGGAAGTCTTCTCCTACGATCAACTTCTCGAGAGCCTGATCCATAATGGTTCTGAAACTGTTCTCTGAAGTAGTAACTGACGTAGCAGCAGTCTGTGCTGCAGATAATGTATTATAATTGCCGATTGCCATAATCAGTCTCCTTTCTTAGTATCCACCTCTGGTGGGTCTGCCCAAAGCATCCAACCAGTAGCGATATATTTGTCTGTTGTATACACAGGATTGCCCCTATGAGTATGAGTAAAGAATGCAGGGAATATTACTAAGTCTCCCTTGCACGGTTGATAACGGAATCCTTGATTTAAGAATTCAGTTTCGCCCTCGCCCTCTGGGACATCGTTTAGGTATATTGTATAAGTTAACAAGCGTCGAAGGTAATGGTCGCTCTTACCACCCTGTTCCGAATGGAACTGGTAGTAGCCACCACCGCGAGTGTGGTCGTACTTCTGCACCTTCACATTGTGGGGTACGCAGTATACTTCCTCGAACACTCCTACATCCTTTAGGTAGGCGTCTACTCTCGGCATCAGACCGAAGCCTACCCCTTCTGTAAATTCTCTCCTAAGAGCTATCTCGTCCTCTGGAGTTTCGTCACCCCAAGAGTCCATAAAGATAGCTTTATCTCTACGGAACCCAATCTGAGACCAATCGTGGTTGTCCTTCTCCTCGACAGACTTGGTAATGATCTCCCAAGTGTCTATAGCCTTGTCACAGAACTCGTCTGTAAAGGTGTTCTTATAAACTCTGATTAGTGAATCCTGCATCATTCGTGGGGCAATTATATCGCCCATAGGTCATCTCCCTATATTAGTAATATCTTGCTACTAGATCTATTGTTATATCGTCCACGCTACTGTGGATTGATACGGTTGATGTTGTTGAAAGTGTTTCGTCCCACCAAACATTAGCGTTAGCTCTGGGTGTCAACTGGACGTTTTCTAAGTTTTCTGCAACTTCCTCCATAGTGTATGTTCCAGAGCTGCCTGATAGAGTTATTGTGTTTATGTCTTCCTTGCCTGATGCAAATACAACTAGATTAAACTTCACATCTCCTGAACTCGCTGCTACTATAGAAGTTGCAGAAGTAGGAACTACTCGGAAGTACGTCAGCTCGTTTGCTGTGTAAGATTTAGAAGAGATAGGTTGCCAAGAGTCACTGTCCAAGCTCTGTGCAGCATAGAAACTCGTAGAGCCTCCGTCAGCATACATCGTACTTGCAGAAGAGCTTCCACCAGACGTGTATACAAAAGCACTTTTCCCCAGACTCTGCCACTCCCACTTGTATTCGTCGAAAGATACAGTCACACCATCGTTCACTATATTGGGAGTAAACAGTCTGTTTAATCTGTCTCCGAACATAAGTTCTTCGGGGAACTGGAAGTTATCTCCACCATCCGTGTCATCGGTATCTAGCCAATAGTACCTGTCGGGAGAAGCTGTTTCTCTATCTATACCTACTGTAGCGTCTACTCGGCCATTATTACCATTTAACTTATAAGTTCTAGATATAATAGCGGAACCGTCTACAGACTTGATTTCATTAGCAGTTATAGAGTCTGCTTCGATCTTATCTGCGGTTATACTACCTGCGGCTATAGTGTTAGCAGTTATGGAACCTGTTGTGATGTTGCTGCCATCAATAGTTGTAGTGTTTGTAGTGTAAATATTATCCGTTACTACAGCTACCTTAGCTGCTGCGCCTAAAGTTGTCTCTACACCAGAGGTACCAGTCACATTCGCCCATGCAGCAGTACCACCTAGGTTAGCGCCGTCTGTAAGGTCACTAGTGTTGGTAATATTGTTAGCATCTAGGTCACCTGTGTAGCCTATATCAGCGGGGGTTGTATTGACGTTAAGCAAAGCAGTATCAGAGGGTTGTCCACTCAGGTCAATACCCCATGTTGCACCTGCTGTTGCTGCTAAATCACCTGTATAACCTATGTCTGATGGGGTTGTATTAGCGTTAAGTAGGTCTGTATCAGAGGGTTGTCCACTCAGGTCAGTACCCCATGTTGCACCTACAGTAGCATTATCAGCTGGCATGTTACTATTATCATCAGTAACTGTTGACCAGTTAGCTGTGGTTGCAGCTGTAGCATTCTCAGCTGTAGTTGCAGCACCAAGGTATGCTGGTGTTAATACACCGCTGACAGGGTTAGTGCCTGTGATTACTAACTTATTGGAATCAATAGATGCAGCCTGTATATGCGAGGCAGCTATAGTACCATCTACAACAAGATCACCGTCTATAATTGTACCCGGTTCTACCCATGTATCTGCTCCACCTGAACCTCTTGTATACTTACCTGTCAACTTACCATCAGCATAAGTGATTACAACTACTGTGCCATAACCGAATTCTTTAGGTGTGGTATAGGTTCTACCTGTGAATATTGACACTACAGCTACAACATCATTAGTCCATTGAGTAGTTGCCATACGTATAGTGTTAGTAGCACCAGCAGGCCTATTACCTGTCCTAGTACCTGTAACGAATGGTAAACCACCGTCTTTAGCTTGTACAGGAAATATATCCCAACCCTTAGCTACTCCATCTATAGTGAATTGCTCTGCAATCCAATATGCAGTGGATGGTGCTGAACCTGTGAAGGAAACCCATGTAACACCTGATACTGCCGTATCTGGATCACCTATCTCGGAGAGTAGCCCCGGTGTAACCGTGTATTCCTTTTCATAAGTGGGTGTATCACCAACAATTTCCTTCCAAGTATAATCACTAAATGTTGTAGAATCGGCTATAGTAGAATCAGATAGTGTACCAATCCAAGAACCTACATCTTCACCACCATTGGCAGTGAAAGAGGTTCCATCATCCGAATACTTAATATGCAGATATGAACTTGTACCATCGAAGTAATCAAGGTTCTTAACAGGTGTATAACCTTCCTTATAGAAATTTGAAGGTGTTGACCATGTAGAAGCTGTCCACGTTGTACTAGCAATACCGTTAACAAGTGTCTGACTATAAGTACGCTTACTGACATAGGTCACACTACCCGTAGTGATAAGTGGGTCACCCTGCCAGCCAGTTGGGAAAGTCTCTGCTGTCCCGTTGTAACTACCTGTTGTGGGGGCACCGGGTGCAGTTGTACCTGTTGTGACGGTTTTGAATATATAGCTAATATATGTACCTTTACCATCATTATAATCAGTACCCTTGACAGGGGTATAGCCTTCATCACCTTTAGCAGCGATTAATGTTACTACTACCGTAGACGTGGAGCTATCAGAGTACGCAATCGTTGTCTGGTTCCAAAGGTACGGGTTAGCCGCTGAGATAGCCCCAGCACCAGATAACGTTGTTTGCCAAGTACCTGTAGGCGCTGTGCTTGCACTAGTACCTAATTGGTATTTCTCAGTGATGCCTGAGATACCACGTCCTGCAGTACCATCTACAACATACTGTGTTATCAATGAAACAGCACTGTCGTCAAAAGTACTATTAGACCTACTGTTTCTGTTAAAGTTCCACAGGTACTTGTTAGTAGATGTAGGGTAGGACGGTGTTGTAGACCAACCTGTATCTATAACAGTACCACTGGAGTATCTGTTCGGAGCTGTGCTGGTATTTGTTAGTTTGTAATACTCCACAGTACCTGTATAACTAACACCATCAGTACCTATGAACTTAACATATGTTAAACCCGTAGGTATAGTTGTTGGTGCAGTGACTGTCCACTCATAGAAGTTTACGTAATCTTTAGTGCTGTCAGTGAGAGAAGCACCAGTCCCTGTTGCATCATCAGCATATATAGCTAACACACCAGCATTATCACCATCTTCCCCTACGAATAAAGTATAGGTAAGACCAGAGGGTACAGATGTAGGAGCAGAACCTGTCCACTCATAATAGTTAACGTATGTCCGAGAACCTTTAGTAAATGAAGCACTAGTTCCAGAAGCATTTGTAGCGTATATCACTTTAACGCCAGAAGCTGTACCAGTTGCGCCATCGTTAACAGAAGCAGTTGTACCATCACTGAATGTTAGCGTGGTCACACCATTTGATGTACTAGTAGATACAGTTAGTGCGTCTGCGTCAATACCTTTGATTGCTATAATAGTAGAAGTACTAGTTGTAGTAGAATCAGTATAGGTAGTAGTAGTTTTATTCCACAAATATGGGGATGCATCACTTAATGGAAGTGCAGCCGCATACGTGCCCCAAGATGTGGGGGTAGTCGTGGCAGAACTACTCTTAGCGTATTGTTCACCTATAGAGGATATCCCTACACCATCTTCAACGTATTGTGTAACTAAACTTACAGGACTATTGATGTCATTGCCCAAGGTTCTAG